AGATTACTGGTTTTAGAGCTGGGTTAATGACAGAGGACACAAAAGAGTTTACAGGGGCGTTTATAATTGATGACCCTTTAAAAATAGATGACGCTTATTCAGAAACACAAAGAACAAAAGTAAATGATCGTATGACAACAGTATTTAAGTCACGTTTAGCCCACGAAGACATCCCTATAATCTTGATAATGCAAAGAGTTCACGAAGATGACCCTGCTGGGTACCTTTTGAAAGGTGGAACAGGTGAAAAATGGCATCATTTAGTGCTCCCAGCTGAAATAACTAAGGATTATGAGTACCCTAAAGAGTATACACACGGCATACATATACCACATAACCTACCTCCTGGGGAGTTATGGGCATATAAACACACATTAGAACAGTTAGAAGTTATGAAGAAAAACGACCCATACACAACAGCTAGCCAGTATTTACAGTCACCAGCACCCTTAGAAGGTGGGCTTTATAAGGAAGAATGGTGGAAATTTTACGAAGAAGACCCATCTAAAATAGATTTTGAGTATAAATTTGTAGTAGCAGATACAGCACAAAAGACAGGGGAGCATAATGACTATACAGTGTTTGGATGTTGGGGCTATAAGGATAAAAAACTATACTTAATAGATATAGCTAGGGGCAAATGGGAGTCATATATGATGAAAGAAGTGTTTAAAAAGTTTTGGAGTAAGCACTACATACCTAATGCAACTACTAGTCCGTGTAAAATGTCTTATGTAGAGGATATGGCTAGTGGAACAGATCTTATCCAAAATGTAAAAAGAGAAAAAAGAATACCCATAACAGGGATGAAAAGAAATAAAGACAAACTGACAAGGGCTATGGATTCTATCCCTTATGTAGCTTCAGGGTGTGTATTATTACCTAAAAATAAAGAGTTTACACACACTTTTATAAAAGAAATGAGTTCATTTACCCCTGTAAATACACATAAACACGATGACCAAGTAGATGTATTTAACGATGCGGTAGAGATAGCCTTGGCTAAAAAGAATAATAGAATAGGTGCTTTTTAAAAAAACACGATATAATGCTAAAATAAAGGTGAAGCTATGGATAACAAACTAAAACTAGAGAATAAAATGCTTAAAGGGCAATTAAAAGCTAAAGCTGAGTTAGAAAAAGTAAACAACAACCTAACAACTGGGTTCTATACTTCTGTAAGAAAAAACTTAACAGGGCTAGGGTACACATTCAATGGTAATAGGGATATGTACAAAGTATTAGGGTACGATAAAACCCCTACTATAGAGGATTACTACAAAAGATATAAAAGACAAGATATAGCCACTAGATTAGTAGAAGCCTACCCTGAAGCGTGCTGGGGTGGAGTGCCTTATATAACAGATGATGAAGACACCCAAGAAAAAACACCCTTTGAAAAGACATATCTAGACCTTTTAAAAAGAAACAACTTAAAAATATTTGACACCTTAAAAAGAGCAGACGTTCTAGCTAATATAGGTGAGTTTTCAGTTTTGTATATAAACATAAACGATGGAAAAGACCCTTCTGAGCCATTAACAGGTACTTATACAATAGATGATGTTCTTTTTATAAAGCCTTTCCTACAAACAAACGTAAATATATCTAAAGTTGTAACAGAAAAACAAGACCCTTTTTATGGGTATCCTGAGACATATGACTTAACTTTCAACGGCCATAGCTTAACCAACCTTCAATTATCGCAACAAGTGGTTAAAGTACATAGAAGCAGAATACTACACATAGCTGAAAACTCCCTAGAAAATGACATTATAGGTAGGCCACGGCTAGAATCGGTATACAACAGACTAGAAGACCTTGAAAAAGTAGTTGGTGGTGGGGCTGAAACATTTTTTTTAAACTCAAGAGGTGGGTTAAACCTAGTCTTAGATAAAGATGCGTCTATAGATGACCCAGAAAGACTAGAGGAAGAGCTACAAGATTTTTCAAATAATTTAACACGGTATTTAAAGACACAAGGGGCAGAAGCTAAACCTTTAAACTTTCATTCAAGCGACCCTAAGCAATACTTTGATATTATCATATCTTTAATTAGTGCATCTACAAAAATCCCTACTAGGATATTAATAGGGGCAGAAAGAGGCCAGTTAGCTTCTGGGCAAGATGAAAACAACTGGATAGCTAGGGTAAAAGAAAGACAAAACAACTTTTGTGAGAATATTATACTTAAACCTTTAATAGATTTTTTTATAAAGTACGGTATTTTAGCACCTCCTAAAAACGAAATGTATACAGTAGTTTGGGAAGATCTTAAAGTTATTTCCAATATGGAAAGATCTGACATAGCAACTAAAATGACAACAGCAATAGAAAAATATGTAGGTAGAGATGGAAATGCTCAAGAAGTAATAACTAAAAAACAGTTTGTAAAAGACATACTAGGTATGGAATTTAGAGAAAAAGAACTAGTAGAAACAAATTTTCAGGAGCCTTCAGAAGAAGTAGAAAAACCCCCAGAAAACCAAGAAATTGTTGAATAGTTATTAAATAGGGTATAATAAAACTATGAAAAAAGAAATAAGACACGTTTTTAATATAGACACAACAACAGGCAAAGAGGTAGAGACACGGATATACAATAATTCAGAACATATTGTAGTCCCTATCAAAGCAGCTAAAGAAATGGTTATGAACAGAATAAAATACCCAGCTAAGGTATTAGAAGATACGGCCCCCGATTGGAGTGGGCATCCTGTAACACTTAACCATCCTATGAGAGTTAGTAATACAGGAGAAAAACTACCTTTAGATATTAAGGCACCTGAAGTCCTAGATAAATTTAAAATAGGACGTATTTTTAACTCAAGGTGGGACAAAGATTTTTTAAAAGCAGATCTATGGGTAGATATAAATAAAACAGAAAGTGTTGGAGCCTCAAACATAATAGAGTCTTTAAGGAACAATGAGACATTAGAAGTAAGCACAGGTGGTTTAGGATTTTTAATAAAAGAAGAAGGCGTTTTTAACAGCAAGAAATACGAAAAGGTACTAGTTAATATTAAGCCAGAACACATAGCTATATTAACTAATGAGGAAGGAGCGTGCAGCTTGAAAGATGGATGCGGATGCGGTGTAGCCGTGAATAACTGTAAGTGTGAATCTTATAAAAAAGAAGATTCAACAATTAACGAAGACTATAAAAAAGAAGATGAGAACCCAAGTGATGTTGCGATTAATGACAGCCAAAAGGTTGAGGTTAAAATCTCTTTAAATAGTGAAAATGAAAAAGGAGATGATGATATGTCTGAAGATAAAAAAGAAGAAGCAGTCGTTGAAGAAACAACTGAAGAATCAAAAGCTACAGAACCTGAAGCAGCAGTAGAACCTGAAAAACCAGCAGAAGCTGAAGCTAAAGAAGAACCAGTAGCAAATGCTAGTAATGATCTAGGGCTTTTTATTGATGCAATTGAAAACACTCAATTTAAAGAAACTATTTCTAACGCTGTTGAAAAATACAATAGTGAGAAAAAGAGATTGCTAGATGAAGTTGTAGCTAAAACTAAATTCACCCACGAAGAAGCATTAGTTTTTAATTTCAACCAGCTTGAAAAAATATTAGATAGCGTAAGTTCAAAAAAGGAAGTTAAAACAACTCCTGACTACAGCGGAAACGTAACGTTTGTATCTAATAGTAATAGTCAAAAACCATCTATATTTAGTATAGAGGATATGTTTAAAAAGGAGGCTTAGAAAATGGCTTATTCAAATACAGAAGTACCTAAAACAATTGTATTAAGTTATGTAAATGATGCACTATACCGTGAAGGTAAAGCAGCTTCTACTGTAACCCCTGGGGATTTTGTAAACAAAACATCTTCAAACACAATACAAAGAAACACAGCAGCAGGTCTATCAGGGCCTTTATCTATTGCTGTTGCTGATCGCTTACAAGGGCGAACAATAGCAGATGATTATGCTACAGATGATTTAGTTACATATATTTACCCAGCACGTGGTACATATGTTTATGCTTTTCTTCCAGCTGCTGCTGCTGCGGTTGTTGTAGGGGACGCATTAGAACTTAGTAATGATGGAACACTAGTTAAAAGAACTACTGGTGCTGTTGTAGCTACAGCATTAGAAGCTGTTGATAACTCAGCAGGTGGTTCTAAAGCTCGTATCCAAGTAGAAATAGTATAGGAGACATAAAATGAGCTTAAATATAGACATTGATAAAAGATACGAAGGTGCTTTTTCAGAGTACGTATCTAACGTAAACACTTCTTTAAGATATGACGCTTGGAAACAATATGACCAAATGGTAATGGAGGAAGCAAGACCACGTTTAGTTGGTGTTGGGGATCTTGTATCTGCTGGTTTAAGTGTTAACTATGACTTAGGTGTTCAATTAGCGTTATATGAGAAAACAGGTGGTATGACACCTTCAAACATTTCTATGGATGGGGTAGTACCTTCTAACAAAGATAACGTTGAGTATGCTTCTACTGGTGTACCTATCCCAGTTTTCAGAAAGGATTTTTCTCTAACTAAAAGAAATATCCTAGCAGGACAAAGAAATGGACAACCTACCTTAAGTTCAGAGCATATTAAACAAGCTACAAGAACAGTAGCAGATGATATGGAAAACATGATTTTTAACGGTATTTCTTTAGAATATGCTGGTTTAAAAGTTCAAGGGTACACAAATTTCCAAGGGCGTAACACCTACACTATTCCTATTTCTTGGACAAACCCAAGTGCGACACCTTTAAAAGACGTTTTAAATATGGTTCAAGAAGCTAAAGACGACTACTATGATGGTCCTTTTACTCTTTACGTACCTAGACAATATAGCAGTGTTTTAAGTGATGATTTTAGCGCAGCTAAAGGCTCAGATACTTTAAAAGACAGGTTAGAAAAAATCCCTTCTATTAAAGAAGTAAAAGAAGCTCCTATGCTAGCTGATGATAATTTAGTTTTAGTTCAATTAACCAGTAACGTTGTTGATTTACCTGTAGCTCAAAACATAATTCCTTTAGAGCAACCACAAACAGATAATATGCAATTCAATTTTATGGTTTATTCTGCTTTAGCTATTCGTATCAAAACTGATATTAAAGGTAATATTGGCCTAGTTCACGGATCTCTATAGATAAATGACTTCTAGGAAAAAAACTACGTATAAACTACTAGGAAAGTACAAAGACTCAAAAGGTAAAAAGTATGGTATAGGGGATATCATACTTTTAACAGAAGAAGAGGCTAAAAAAAGTATTTTTTTAAATAACATAGTAGCTGTAGAAACTAAACAAGCTAAATCTGTAAAAAAAGAGAAATCTGTAGCAACTGAAGCTGTAGCAACTGAAGCTGTAGAAACGGAAGAAGCAGTAGAGAAGTAAAATGGCAAGAGTAACCGATGAAGAAGTTAAAAGTATAATATCTTTAAATGTATTAACTGATACAACTCCCTTCATCGGTACTGCTCATGTTTTTGTAAATGAGTATCTTTTAAGCTCAGGACAAAGTGAAGATGTTTTAAAAGAGATAGAAAAATATATAGCTGCTCATTTAGTAGCTTTACACCCAGATGAAAGACAACTAGAATCTCAAAAAATAGGTGAGGCAGAAGATAAATACTCAGGGGATTTTGGAAAACTACTAGATTTTACACAATACGGCCAATTCGCTAAAAGTTTAGATGCTTCTGGTATTTTAGTTAACATAGGTAAAACAAAAGCAGCTATAAGCGTAATATCTATAGACAATGGGTACTAAATACACTCAAACTATAACTTATTGGGGTTTTGATGGGTATGATGAGTACGGTAACAAGACTTTTTTAGCTCCTATACAAATTAACGTACGTTGGGAAAAAGTATCTCATTTAAATAAAACAATAAAGAACACTATTATACAAGGGGAAGAAATAGTACCTAAAGGTAAAATATACACAAACACTTATATAGACCTAGAAAGCTATGTTTATATAGGAATTACTACGGAATTGAATCCAACAATTTTGGAGGATGCTTACAGGGTTTTAAATACATCTATAACCCCTTCCATTAAGGGTAATAAGGAATTGATTGAAGCATGGTTTTAAATCCTGGTAATAACAAGAAAACTATAAATAGAATTTTAGATGTTTTAGAGATACAAATTAGAAACGGGGTAGCAGAAGGTATAAATGCTTACACAGAAGTTTTATTGTGGGAGGCTCAAGAAAAAACACCTATAGACACAGGTCTTTTAAGATCTGAAAACAATCAACAAAGGGCAATAGATTATGGTAAAGATATAAAAGGTTCTGTTTATAACAAGGTGAACTATGCAGCAGATCAACACGAAAATTTAGCATATAACCATCCTAAAGGAGGACAAGCTAAGTTTTTCTCTGAACCAGGCTATAGAAGAAAAAAAGATCTTATAAACTTTGTTAAAAACTCTGTAAACTCTGCTGTAAAGACACCAAAGAATTTCTTAGCGAGTAGAATATGACACAAAAAAACGTTTGTTTTGATATAAGACAGTATTTAATAAACCAAGGGATTACAGAACCTATTTTTATAGATAAAGAACCCCCTACCCCTAATTTATGTGTTACTTTGTATACAAATTCTTTTAATGCACCTAATCCTAAGTTTTTACTTAATGAACCTAGTATACAAATTAGAGTTAGAGCAAACCCTCTAGAACATTCTCAAGGTTATGATTTAATACAAGCTATTTATGATAAACTACTAGGTGTACCACCGTTTGTTTTAAACACAACTAGGTATACAGGTATTTTAGCAGAAAGTGATATAATGAGTTTAGGCCGTGATGATAGAGATAGGGTTATATTTGTAGGTAATCTTAGGTTATTTGTAGAGCCTTTAAAAACAAATCAAAATAGGGAACAACTTTAAAAATAAAATTATGTATAGTATACTTATAAAAAAGGAGCTTTTAAATGGCAGGAATAGCAGGATATCAGTATAAAATTTTTGTTTCAACATCTCAAAATGGAACTTATGAAGAAATTCTAAGCACTTCTGGCAGTTTTTCAAACACTTCAGATATTTTAGACGACACAGATACAACTAACCAAGGGTATCATTCACGTATAGTTAATTTATTAGATTCTTCTTTAAGCTCAGATGTAAACTGGTCTGATAACAATACAGCTCAAGGAATAATAGAGTCAGCTAGAGAAAATAGAAGTTCTTTGTGGGTAAAAGTATTACCAGATGGCGTTGCAGGTAACGGTAAAAAATTCCCTGTAGTTGTAGAGAACTTTGATATATCTCTTAGTGTAACTGATTTAATTACAGGATCTATTTCTTTACAAGGTGCTGGCCCTGTATTAGCAGACGACGCATAAAATGGCTGGAGTAGCTGGATATGTTTTCCGGGTTAAAAAATCGGGAGCATCCACAGGGTTTACAGGTGAGACAGCATCTAACACTACAGGTAATACTTGGGTTATAGATGATACCAATAAAAACTTATTCGACAGGTCATTAGCTGTTAATTTTTATGACAATGGTGTTTTAATAGACAGTGCAGACATAGACAGTATAGACTATCTTTTTGGTAAAGTTACGTTTACAGGGGTTAAATCGGGGCCTATAACCATTGATGGAAGCTATATACCTTTAGTAGATATAGCTAGTGCAAAAGAAACCACTTTAAACTTAACAAGTGCTATATTAGATAACACAGCTATAAACAACACAGGGTATCATTCTAAGACATATGGAGTTCATGATGTATCTGTTAGTGTCACTAGGTTTTATGACTATAATGAAGACTTTGCAAGCATTTTAAATGCTAGACAACCTTTAGTTATAGACGTTACACCAAACCCTAATAAAAGTTATAGAGGATGGTTTGTTATGGAGTCAAATGAGATATCTTTAGATATAGATAGTTTAGAAGATCAATCTATTAGTTTTTCATTAGATGGGGACGAAGTTAAAGGGGCTAATTTTAGTATAAATTAAAAATACTGGGAGGTATTACAATGGCAAATAGAGAGGATATAAGAAAAGCAACTTTAGGAGGAGACATTAGTAAAGTAGCTAAAAAGGTAATTAATATACCAGGTACAGATAAAAAAGTAGAGATTAGGCAACTTACTTTACTTGAAGTTAAAAAACTAAGCGAGAAAGTATTAGACGATAAAGATAAAAGCAAAACAGACGCAGTAAAACTGATAGCTTATACAGTAATTGCTTGTGTGTATGAACCAGGGACAGAAAATAGAATATACGATGACTCAGATTTTAATGTCATCGTTAATACACCTAGTAACGGAGTATTTGATAATTTGTATAGTGAGATAAGCGATTTATCTGATATATCTTTAAAAGAAGCAAAAAAAAACTAGAGAATGATAGTTATAGGCAGAATTTATTCTACCTATCAGATAAATTAGGTATACTTGTATCTACGCTAGAAAAAAACCTAACATATGTAGAATATATGGAATATATTGCGTATTATTCTATAATTAATGATAGAATGGAAAAGGAATATAAAAACACAAAGCATAATGTAAAAAGTAAAAGAGGTTTTTAATGTTAAATGCAGGCGGTATAGTTTTTGATGTAGTAGCTCGAACAAAAGGCGTAAATAGAGCTGTAGAAAAAATGAACCGATTGGAAAAAGAAGCTGATAAACTTAACAAAACTTTACGTTTAGTTAAAGGAGCAATATCAGCTGTAGGTACTTCAATTATAGCAAGGTTCCTTAAGGATATGACACTTTTTACTGATGAGTGGCATCTTTTAAATGACAGGGTAAAAGCGGTAACTAAAACAAATAAGGAAGCTGAAAAAACCTTTAAAAACCTTGTTGATATATCCAAAAAAACTGGTTCCGAGGTAGGGGGACTTATAAACAACTTTGCGAAGCTTTCTTTAACTAAAGACTCTGTAAATGCTACTAATGAACAGATGCTTGAAGTTTTAGGGACTTTGACTAAAATAGGTGTAATTGGTGGTCAGAATATGGGGGTTGTAAACTCTGCAATACTTCAATTTTCACAAGGTTTAACAACAGGGACTTTCCAAGCTCAAGAATTTCAAAGTGTATCTGAAGGTCTTACAGGTATCTTACCTTTATTAGCTGAAGAAATGGGGTTAACATCAGGGGAGCTTCAAAGGATGAAAAAAGAAGGTAAGGTTAAATCATTACCTATTTTTGAAGCGGTACTTAGAATGACAGATAAAGTCAATGAAAGATTCGATAAAATGCCTACTAGAATAGGTAGAGCTTGGAATACTTTCAAACTAGGGGCAAAACAAGGATTGGGGGAAATGGACGCTATATTTAAAGTAACTGAGAGAATAGCAGCGATGTTGATAGCAGCAGGTGACGCTATGAGTAAAATGGGGAAGTATACAGAGGCGGTTAAACAAGGACTAGAGGCAGAAAGAGAGGCTTACCGTGCAACGGAAAGAACTAAAAAAAACTTGGAAGTAATGAATGGGATTTTAGAAAAGGTAAAAGAAAAATTTTCTTTTATAGGGAAAAAGACAAAAGAAATTTACTCAGGAGCTGTTGCTAATAATTTTTCTAATTTTTCAGAAGGTTTTAAAAAGGCTTTAGAGAAAAAACCTCCTGAAGTAGAAGATAAAGACCCAGAAATAGAAAACACAAAAAAGAAGTACAGTATTTTATTAGATCTGCAAAAATCTTTTCTAAAAGGTAAGCAAGATATTCAAAACGCTTATAATGATTCTATATTAAGAGGTAAAAAAGCCTATGAACAAGCTGTATTAGATGGGGAGACATCAGCAGCTAAACAAGCTATAGCCATAGCTGCGGACACAAGTAAAACTATGTTTGAGATAAACAAAGCTATGAGTATAGCAGAAATTCTTTTGGCAGCACCTACAGCTATAGGGCAAGCTATAGCGTGGGGATCTAAATATGGCCCTATAGTAGCTGGGGCAGCAGGAGCCACAGTTGGAGCAGCCGTAGGAGCCTCTTTAGCAGCGGTTACATCAACATCTTTCACACCCCCTAGAGCAGTTGGTGGGGATATATTCCCTAATAGAGTTTATAAAGTAAACGAAAACCAACCTGAGCTTTTTAATTTTGGAGGTAATGAGTTTTTATCTACAGGCAGTGCTAGAGGTAATATCAACCCTTCTACCAATAGTAACAGTTCGAGCAGCCCTATGGTTAACGTTGTTATTAATACTTTACCTGGTCAGACAGCAGAAGTATCACAAGGTGTAGATGAGAACAATAATGTTTTAATAGAAGTATTAATGAAAAAAATACAAGATGGTTTAGCTAAAGATGTATCTGAGGGTACAGGCGAGTTTAATAATACCTTGGAACAAACCTTTGGGTTAAACAGAGCGTTAGGAGCTTTCACATAATGGCAACTGTAAAATACCCTAGTAATTTAATACCTAGTCCTTTAGTAAAGGAATATAATTTAAAAGAATCTAATCGTATATTAAAAACTGAAATGGGGGATGGATACACAGTATTTAGAAAAAGATTTACTAACATACCTTCTGTTTTCAATGTTTCTTTTTTATTTAAACAAAACGAGCTTGATTTTTTTCAAGCTTGGTACAAAGAAGAAATAAACTTGGGGCAAGATTTTTTTAATATGGACTTAGCAGTTGGTAAAGGCCCAACAGTTGAACATGAGTGTAGGTTTTTAAATAACCCTGTATATAAATTAAATGGGATATTATGGGAAGTAAAAGTAGAAGTTCAAGCTATACAGCTTATTGTATCCACAACTAACTACGATAGTGTTATAATAGGGGTTATAGACACATTAGGCGGTCTAGAAGAATCATCTATATACTTTGACAAATTAGATGTTTTTGTAAATACAACATTCCCAGCGTCAGGGTATGGTCCAAATGCATAAGGAGTAAACAATGGCAAACCCAACCCAAGCACAAATAGATAAATTAACTGTCAACGCACAAAGGTGGGACGATATTATTAATCTAGGACCTAATGAAACAGTTATATTAGATAATGGGGTAGTTGTTAAAACTATTCAAGGGTATTTAGATGAACTTAAAATATATAATACTAGAGGCCCTTGGGCAACAGGGACATCTTATAACGTTAAAGATGTAGTATCTGAGAACAACCTAGCTTATGTTTGTTTAGTTGACCATACATCAGGGACTTTTTCTACTGATCTTTCAGCAGGGAAATGGGCTATATATCAAATAGACTTTACGTCACCATTAGAATTATTTGATGATTTACTTATTCAATATGGTGGAAAGATAGTTTTAAATCAAGGTGGTGGAAGTAATAACTATATTATTAGTGGACCTACCTCTGCAAGCGATTTAGAGATATACACTGCTTCTGTAAAAAGGATGTCTATAGACTATGCAACAGGAAATGTAGCGATAGGTGCTGAAGAACCTACTGGGTATAAGTTTTTTGTAACAAGTACTGGGCCTTATTTACAAGAATATTATAGAGCTGTAGAATTAAATAATAGTAGTGCAGGTGTATATACTACCTATAACTATATATCGAACGGTGTTAAACAAACAAGAGCGAGAATAGAGGCTGTAGGTTTATCCCCTGCCAGTGGGAACGGAGGGGAAATCCGTTTTATTACAGCAAATGAATCTAACGTTCTTGAAGAACGTTTTAGAGTAGGTAGACGTAGTGTAAACACAATGTCGCCATTAAAAGTAAATTCCCTTGATTTCCCTGAATCAGCTTTAGATGTTGCTGGCAATGTAAGAACATTAAGCACTAACAGTATACGTATGGTAGAGGTAAGTTCAGTTAATGATTTACCAACACCTAATGCGTCAGGCTGGATATATTTACAAGCTAATACAACATATAAAATAAAAGGGCTTGTAGCTATAGGGGACAATAGAATTGTTATTACAAATGCAGGTATAACCATTCAAGGAGATGACCCTAATAGAGATATTTTATCTTTTACCACAGGCACAACTGATGGGGTTTATCTAAGGGAAGGTATAGCTATTATAGATCAAAGTGTGTTTTTTAAAAATGTAGGTTTTACAAATACTTCTGCGTCAACAACATCAAAAGTTTTTAGAGCGGTTAATTATACGGATGGAGCATATAATCAAGGGCGTGAGAAATTTTTGAATTTCACAGGGTGTAACTTTATAGACTGTCTTTCAATAGGAGATGTTGTAGGGTTCGACTTAGTTGAGTTTAATAATTGTACTTTACAATATGTTAAACAAGACAGCACATCAGCTTCATCTTTAAATATATACAGTACAAGTAAACTACAAATAAGTTCTTGTGAATTTATTAGATGGTTTGATAGAAGCACTCTGCCAACACCTTCAGGGTATGCATTGGATGCCATGTTATACATAGGAGACAATGCTGGGCCTACTTTCTACCCTACAGCAAACTCACCAGGGTTAGGGGCTGTAAATATAAGTGGTTGTGTTTTTCACCCACAACAAACACAACATGCTATTTACTTTGAAACAGGTTCTACTGTTTCTTTTGGTACAATTGCTTCTAACACTTTTGTACTAGTTGGGTTAACTACAGGAGCTATATTTAATAAAGATTATAATGACCCTTCTTTACTTAATTTTGATATAAAAGGAAACCAAGGAGTTTTAGATAGCACAGGGGTAGGATTTTCAAGTTTTTCAGGTAATACAACAAACACTGCTTTAACACTTAACACACCAGCACCTATTAACACAGGAGGATTAGCAACCCCTAGAATAACAACTAGGTTTGGTGCTTCAACAGATATGATATTAACGTACATAGGAAGTAAAAAAATAATTTGTGATATAACAGTTGATCTATCTTGTGAAAAACAAGGTGGAGGGCAGGCGATATATAAAGCAGCTATATACAGAAATAGTGGTAGTGGTTTTGTTGAGTTACCTGATAGTGATGTACTTAATTTAACTGACTCTGGGTTTGAGTTTGGGTTTAATATGTCATATACATTAGAAGTTAACCCTGGGGATGCTTTTCAAATATATGTTACAAATACAACAGATAATGACGATTTAGAAGTAAATTCAGCTAGGTTTATAATAAAGGAGTAATTTATGAGTAAAGTAGATTTAACTATAACAGCAGAGAATCAGTTTAGCGATTCAGTAAGAGTTCAAAGAGAGTTTGTATTTTCTCTATACTCTAACTCTTTTACAGGTAAAATAACCTTACAAAGAAGTTTTGATAATGTAACTTGGGGAGATGTTGAAGTGTTTGAAGACACCTCTACAGAAAAAAATGGCGAACAGCCAGGTGGAGCTTATTATAGGTTTGGTTGTAAAACAGGAGATTTTACTTCTGGTACAATCGATGGAAGATTAGCCTCCACAGCCATATAAAATGAGCTATTTATTTGAAGGCTTAAAAAGCCCTATTAATAACCCATTAAAAGATATCTTAGTTTCTTATTCACCTAGCCCTGGGCCAACACCTCCTGAGCCTCCACCAGTCCCAACAGATAGAACGGTATTACTTGAATTTGATGATCTAAGTAGCATTGTTGCAACTGGTAATGATGTCACTCAGGTTAATGATAAGTCAGGGAATAATAATAACTTCACTGTACTAGGCACTCCAAAAATAAACGGCTTCCAGCAAAATAGCCTCAATGTAGTTGATCTTATTGAAGGGCAAAATTCTGCGTTGATATCAGGTACAATTGATATGACTAATAGTTTTACGTTTTACCTTGTGGCTAAAGTTCAAACTGTTAATAACGTCTTAGATACATTAGTAGCAATTGAAGATGACCTAGGAAACACTGTATCAATTGTTTCTAACAATTCTGCTAAGTTCGATTCTGCGGTTGTAAGCAGTTTTCATTCAGATATTATTCCAGCAGATGCACCTTACGAATACAATTATATGATATACAAGTATGAATTAGACCATCTTAATAATACGGCTACGTTATCAGTTAACGGTAATCAAGTAGGGCAAACAGCTTACACTGGCACGATGGGTACTACTGCTACTATTAAAATTGGCCGAGATGTTCAAAATGTCCGATTTTTAGAAGCTAATTTGTGCGAGTTCATGTTTTATGAAGGTGTTGTTTCAGCCGTTGATGATGCTAATTTAATCAGTTTTTTCAAAAATAAATGGGCGATACTAGACCCTAGAGACCTAACCAATATAGCAGCATTCTATGATGCATCTAATCTCCGAGGTATGTTGATTGGTCCAGCGTTAGGTGGTGGCTTTGAACTTAATACATTGATTG